GGAATACAAACGCACAAATGGAGATTGTTTTACAAAAGGTTGATGGATTGAAGAGTGAGCTTGAAATAGTTTTAGAAGAAATAAGCCTAATCAGCACCGTTAGTAGGGAACTTAAAGACGACCTTAAAGCGGATCTTCGCAACGTTGAGCAAGACGTTCGTCACATCACCGAGATCGTAAATGACGTGGAGGATAGACAAAAAGAAGACACTAGAGAAATATTTGATGAGCTCAAACTAATTGAAGAAAACCTTGACTTACAGATCAATAAGGCTTTAAATAATCCATTAAGCGGAATGTCCGCAAAAGGAACAAAATAGGAGTACACCATGTGCGATTGTAAAACAGATGAGGATTGTGTATGTCGTTTAAGATAGAGATAAAAACAGTCCTGCCTTATGTTGTGCTTATTGCAACAATAGGCATGACATGGGGAATGTGGTCTGAACGCTTAAATGCAGTTGAAAAAAAGGCAGATAGTGTTGCACAAATGCAACAAGATATTGCCATAATAAAATCAAAAATATTGGACATGGACGATAGAGTGGCTTGGATAGAAGAATTTTTAATTAAGACGTCTGATTACTAATGGCGATATCTAGATCACAAATGAAACAACAAGTATCTGTGGGAGGTACAAAAAAAATGAAGAAAAAAAGATTAAAACCTGTAGATAAAAAGAAAAATCCAGGTCTTGCAAAACTACCAACTAAGGTAAGAAATAAGATGGGATTTATGAAAAAAGGTGGTAGAGTAAAATAATGTGTAAATGCAATGAAGATTATATTTGTGTTTGCGGACTCGAAACAGAAGAGGAAGATAAAAAATGACTAAACTATGTCCAAGAGGTAAGGCCGCAGCGAAAAGAAAATTTAAAGTGTACCCGTCAGCGTATGCCAATGCCTATGCTTCAAAGGTTTGCGCAGGTAAAATTAAAGACCCTAGTGGTGTAAAAAGAAAAGATTTTAGAGGTCCCAAACCCGCAGGTAAAGCAGACGGCGGCATCATAGACTTCAACAAAATATCCCAGGATCGTAAAAAGGTTTCACAATTTAACAAAGGCGGAGTGGCCAGAGGTTGTGGGGCTGTTATGGCAAGTAAAAGAAAATCTACAAAGATGGCTTAAATGGCAAAGAGCGGACTTAAAGAGTGGTTCAAGCAGGATTGGGTCGACATAGGCTCTAAGAAAAAAGGCGGTGGATTTGCTAAGTGTGGTAGATCAAAACAGAAAAAAGATGCAAAACGAAAGTATCCTAAATGTGTCCCTAGAGCAAAAGCCAATAGAATGACTAAAGGTCAAATACAATCAGCAGTTTCAAGAAAAAGATCAAAGGCTCAAGGAGTCGGTGGTAAACCAACTAATGTAAAAACTTTTGTAAAAAAAAAGAAAACATGATGCAACAACAAGATCCAAGACATAATCAATGGTAAAAAAAGTAAAAAAAGTAGTTAAACAATTAGCTAAAGCATCAAGGTTACATAAAGCGCAATCTAACATTTTAAAAAAACATTTAAAAAGTATGACTAATGGAAAAAAAAAGAGATCCTAAAGAGGGCACAGGTAAAAAACCAAAAGGTTCTGGAAGGAGACTATACACAGATGAAAATCCAAAAGACACTGTTCGTATTAAATTTGCTACTCCGACTGATGCGAGGAAGACTGTCTCGAAAGTTAAAAAAGTCAAAAAACCCTTCGCCCGCAAAATTCAAATCCTTACTGTAGGTGAGCAAAGAGCTAAAGTGATGGGTAAATCTCAAGTAGCTAACATATTTAAAAAGGGTAAGGAAAGCATAAGAAGACAGCACGGTGTCAAGAAAAAAACTAGCACAAAAAATAAAAGATGATGTTATAAATTGGTCTAAGACTGTTTTAGAGCCAATTAATAAACACATAGGTTTTCCAGCTTGTCCATTTGCTGCTAAATGGAGAAAAGATAAAAAGCTTCGAATAGAAGTTCGTATGGATAAATCTAAATACGAAAAGCAATTAACCTCTGTTTTGAAATCCTGGAATAAAAAACAACACGATATTATAATTTATTGTGATCCTTTTTTTGAGCAATACTCTCCTTTACAATTTCAAGTTAAAATAGATTTTTATAATAAAATATATAATAAAAGAGATGTCTACTTTATGGGTTTTCATCCTGAGAATCCTGCTAATCCGGATGAACAAGAGTTTTTAGTGGACCCAACTAATGAACCAGTTCAGCACGGAGAACTAGAATATTCCATGATGTTAATACAAAAATTTAAACAGTTGTATGAAGCAAGTTGCAAACTACATAAGATAGGTTATTATGAGAAATGGCCTAAAGAATACTACAATGAGGTGGTAGCTGAAAGGCAACGTACGTATGAAAAACTTTTTAAAAAGGGAGTAAAGTCATGATGGCAAAAAAGAAACAAGTAATGAAGAAAGGTGGCATGGCCAAGAAACGTGGCGGTGGCATGATGCAGAAAAAAATGGGTGGTGGCATGATGAATGTTAGACCTAGAAAAGCTATGGCTATGGGCATGAAAGATGGTGGTATGCCTAAAAAGAAGTCTGTTGTTAAGAAGAAACGTGGAGGCAACATGGCTAAGAAAAAACAAGTCGCCAAAAAACGTGGCGGTGGAATGATGAAGAAAAAATAATTTATGGCTACCTCGAATACAACCACTTTTAATTTAGAAATAGATGAAGTCATCGAGGACGCTTATGAGCGTTGCGGTGTACAGACTAGATCCGGCTATGATCTTAAATCAGCTAGAAGAAGTTTAAATATTCTATTTTCTGAGTGGGGTAATCGGGGTATTCATTTATGGAAAGTAACAAATCAAACATCTAACTTAACTGCAGGGACAACTACTTATACTGCACCAAGTGATGCGTCAGATGTTTTAGAAATGACTTTTAGACAAGTCTCTTCAGGCACAACCACTGACACGACTATGACTAAAATATCTAGGTCTGAGTATCAAGCTCTACCTAACAAGTTTTCTCAGGGACAGCCTAGTCAATATTATATTAAGAGAAATTTATCTAATGTTGAAATAAATTTGTATCAAACACCTAATACAACAGATACACAAATAAATTATAACTACATAGGTAGAATACAAGACGCAGGAGCTTACACAAATGATCCTGACGCTCCATTTCGATTTTTACCTTGTATGGTTTCAGGGTTGGCTTTTTATCTATCTCAAAAGAAAAATCCTCAAGCCACTCAATCATTAAAACTTTATTATGAGGATGAATTACAAAGAGCACTAACTGAGGATGGTCAAAGATCCTCTGTTCACATAGTGCCTCAAAATTATTATATAAGCGGGTCTTAAAATGGCAACATTTGCTACAGGTAAATATGCTATCGCCATATGTGATAGATGCGGACAACAATATAAATTTCATCAACTAAGACAAGAGTGGAACGGACTAAAAACTTGTCCTGAATGTTTTGAAACAAAGCATCCTCAATTAGAGCCATCTTATCATAGTGCAGATGCACAGGCTTTGCCTTGGGCTAGACCTGCTAGACAGGAGCCAATGACTGTTTTTGTTGGAGCACCAGGGGACTCTGCGTTTCAATCAAATGGAATGCAGCCTGCTGATCAAAGCAGAGAGTTGCTTATTGGTTCAAGTATTGGTAAAGTGACTGTGGTGATATCATGAATTATTCAGAGCTTTTAGACAATGTTAGAAATTATACGGAGGTTACGAGTGATGTATTATCTAACTCTGTAATCAATGTTTTTATAACTAATGTAGAAAATAAAATTGCAAGGCAAATGGACTCTGATGATCAGAGGAGATACGCCACTACAACTTTTGAAGCTAACAACGCTTTTCTAGATGTGTCGGGACCTGAAGGTGGTTTTAGATTTGCTAGGGGATTACAATTAGTTGAAACCGATGGGACTAGAACTTGGCTTGACCAAAGAGATGCTACTTTCATGGACGAATACTCTCCTGAGAGATCAACCACTGATACTAATTTCACTGGTAAACCAAAGTATTGGGGTAATTGGGATGCTACAACTTTAATAGTTGCACCCACTCCAAACGCAGCTTACACCGTTGAAATGTGGTATGACGAAACTCCTCAAAGATTAGGAAATGGTTCTTCAGGAACTACAACAACAACTTTTGTATCAAACAATGCTCCCGAAGTTTTATTGTATGGAACTTTATCAGAGGCTTATTCATACTTGAAAAATCCACAAGATATGCAATTATACGAAGGTAAGTACCAAGTAGCTCTGCAGGATTTTGCACAAGAGCAGATGGGTCGTAAACGTAGGGATGAGTATCAAAATGGTGTGTTACGAATCCCAATTAAATCGCTAACACCATAAAGGGAGTAAATAAAAATGACAATAAACCAAGCAGTCTGTGCTTCATTTAAACAGCAGTTATTAGCGGGCGATCATGATATTGACAATGACACTATCAATCTCGCTCTCTACACAAGCTCTGCAACTTTAAATGGAAACACAACAGCCTATGCCACAACTAACGAAGTTGGTGCATCAGGGACATACGCAGCAGGCGGTGCAACTTTAACAAGTCCTACAATTGGATTAACAGCAACTAGCGCAACGGCTTCAACAGCTTTTGTTGATTTTGCAAATGTGAGTTTCACTTCAGCAACAATCTCAGCTCAAGCAGCATTGATCTATAACAGATCATCAGCAAATACAAATGCAGCTATTGCAGTTTTAGATTTTGGCGCAGTAAAGACATCAACCAACGGAACATTTACAATCGCATTTCCAACTAATGACAAAGATAGTGCTATATTAAGATTATCTTAATATAGGAGGTCATCACCATGGCAGATGCTTGGAATGAGGGCACGTGGGGGCAAGGTTTTTGGGGACAACAAAGTTCCATAACAGTTACCCTTACGGGTGTATCCTCTACATTTGCTTTAGGGACTGAGTCTGTTGTTGCTGATAGTTTAGTAACGTTAGACTCTTTACAAGTTACTTCAGCATTAGGCACTGCCACAGCCGAACAAGAATCTATATTCACCTTTACTGGTGTTTCATCTCAATTTAATTTAGGTGCTCCAAGCATAGAAGAAGGAGCAGGGGTAACTCTTGCAAGTTTATCTATGGCATTTACTGCAGGGGACGAGAC